CGGGGGGTGGCTCTCGAGGGAGCAGTCGATCCGGGCGAGCCCCCTCACCCCAACCCTCTCCCGGGGGGAGAGGGGGAAGAGCGGGGAGAGGGGGAACGCGCGGGGGAATGCGCGGGAGCGGATGACTCCGAAGTCCGCGGGGGATCACGCCAGGGAGCAGGCGCAACTGCGGGACCCGGCGTTCGTGGCGGCGATGGACGCGGGGCAACGGCGGAAACTCTACAACGTCGGGGCGATAGTGGAGGAGGCGATGCCGGAACATGAGCGAGCTGGAGCGGATACGGGACACGATGCGACTGTGGAAGGGGTCTGACGGGAAGTACATCCCACCGCAGTCGGTGCTCGACTACTGGGCGACGTTGGCGACGGTACCATGGTCGCCGGCGCTCTGCCCGCCGGAGGGCGACTGCCGCGGGTTCTACTCAGAGCATCAGCTCGAATGCCCGCACGCGGAGAAGCGCTCATGCCCCAGGCGGCAGGACATCGATCTCGCGCGGAAACATGAGTGGCTCGCGGGGATCGGGTTTGGGCGGGAGTACTGGGACGTGCAGGGCGGCCGGGTCCGTAGCTCGCGGGAGGTGAACGAGTACTGCCGCCGGCTCTATGGCGGGGGATTGGCGCGGGGCGTGAACGTGTTCCTGTCGGGGGGTGTTGGGACGGGCAAAACCATGGCACTGGCGTGGATCGCGCTCCAGGGGATGGGGAAGGGCATCCAGCGGCAGGCGCTGCGGGTATACCTGGCGCCGGAGCTGGTCACGTGGTTGGTGGACATGAACCACGACGTCGGGATCCTGGCGGGCCTGGATGTGTTGATGATCGATGACCTCGGGACAGAGCACTGGAGCGCGACGAGCACGTGGGCGGCGGCGCGGATGGGCGAGCTGGTCGAGCGGCGGCACCGGGAGTGGCGGCCGACGATCATCGCGACGAACCTGAGCCCGTGGGACCTCGGGCAGCGTGACGAGTGGAACCGTTGGACGGATCGGTGGTTCAGCCGGGGCGAGACGATCACGTTCGAGGGTGAGAGCCTGAGAGGGAGGGCGGCGTGAGCGACCTGTGGCGGTGCGGGTTTGAGGTGCTGGGCGAGCCGGTGGGGAAGCCGGCGGCCAGGGCTATGGTGGTGCAGCGCGGCAGCCAGTACGTCGCGATCCTGCGGGAGGCGGACCGGGAGCATCCGATCCATCGGTGGTCGGGGTGCATTCGGAGCGCTGGCCTACCCCACCGGCTCGATGAGCCGTTCGCGGGGGCGCCGCTGCAGGTCACGCTCACGTTCCTGATGCCGCCGCCGCAGACGATGGTCCGGCATGGGCGGCTGCTGCGGACGTGGCCGATAACCAGGCCGGACACGGACAACCTCTGCAAAGCGGTCCTGGACGCGCTGACGGAGCTGCTCTGGGCGGACGACAACGTCGTGGTGCGGCTCGCGCTGGAGAAACGGCACGCGCAGCCGGGGACGCTGCCGCGGTGCCAGGTGCGGATCGAGGAGTTGCTCGACCCGCTGGCGCCGCGGGATGTGGGACAGTTGGCGATGGAGGTCACGGGATGAGCGACGCATGGCGGCGGGTCACGGAGGGGTTGGACGAGATCGAGAAGGGGCCGGTGGTCGAGGGCGGGTGGCAGGCGCTGCACCGGATCGCGGCGCGGGCGGAGACGATATCGAAGCTGATGCAGCACCGGGAGAACAGGGAGGTGCGGTGTTGGCATCGGGCGACGCGGATGGAGACGGGTGGCGAGGTGTGCATCCAATGCGGGGCGGTGGTTGGCAATGACAGTCGCTGATCTGCTGGTCGGAGGGCTGGAAATCCCGGAATTCGTGGGGAGCGAGTGCCCGGAGGGAACGCGTTGCGTTGTGACAGGCGAACGGATCACCAGCGGGGTACCGAGTGGTGAGGTCATCACGTCCGCGACGACCGAGTTTCTCGACGGGTTCCGTGGCGGCGTTGACGGGTGGGTAAGCATCGGCGCGGCCCGGTGTTTCAGGAGCGCGGCGCCGAAACTCGGGAACCCATGCGGGAAATCAACGCTGGCATTCGAGGACAGGGCGGCGTGGCAGCCACTCATCAACGCCGAGTCTGCGGTGAAGCAGGGGCGGCCATACTGGAGCGCTGTCGCACGTGATGTATGGCCGGCACATGCCGGGCAGCGGTGCTTTTGCCTGCTGACGGTAGATACCAAGAAGCGGCTTTGGCATAAGGGCCGCGTCGGCATCCTCGGCCCCGGTATGGTGGCCTACATCCACGATGGCGATGTGAGCATGAATGCCATGCTGTCATGGCCCGAGATGCTCAGGTGCCTGGATGCCGTTGAGCAGACATACACGCTCGGATGGAGCAAGCGAGCCATCGAGCGGGGCCTCTACTCCCAGCATACGCAGGTCGAGTCGGTGGGTATCCGCGAGGCGCGCCGACTGGAGAGAATGATCGTAGCGTGGCGCGGGACGAACGAGATGCGCTTCGCGCTGCTCATCGCACAGAGAGGGGATAGGGCATGATCGACACACCGATCATCATTCGGCCAAGCACGACCACATACGAGCTGCTGCTGACGTCGACGCAGCAGGTCTCGCACCATGACCCGGCAGTGCAGGATGAGTCGAACAGGATGCTCTTCAACCGGCGGAAGCAGATCGTGGAGGACCCTCGGATGGAGTCGGAGAGGGCGCTCTCCCAGGAGGCGATGGACCGACTCTGCGCTGCGAATCCGGCGCCTGAGTCGGTGGCGGAGATGCTGGCCGACATCACAGGCGCAGAGTTCATCGCGGTGGTGGTCGTTCGGCAGTTCGTGGACCTCTATACGGGACTGAACGCGGGAGACGGGGAGGGGCTGTTCTCCGGACTGGAGCGGTACCGGCACCTCGAAGAACGGCTGCGCCATGCGGCGACCTCGGCGAGCACACTACTCGGGTTTTGGAACAGGCTCTGCGACACGCTGCAGGTCGGCATCCACGGCTGTGACGCGGATGCCGCGCTGCTCTCGGTGCTCGGGTTGCCGAAGCCAACACAGGCGGTGGTACTGGAGGCATTGGCGACACAGTATCGGAGCGTTGTGTCGCTGGCGCGGTTCTGGCATGGGACCGCGGTCGCGGCGCGGCGGAGCGAGGACCCGGAGCCGACCGTAGTGCTGAGCTACGATGCGCAGTCGGCGACCGGCGGAACGGCGACGCGGGCGCAGGTGCTGGAGGTCCCGGCGATCTCGGGGAACTCGGTCCGGCATCAGGTGCTGCGTGAGCCGGCCTGGTATCACCTCGCGGAGCACCTCGGCCTGCGGCCAGGGATGCCCGGGCAGGGCGATGTGCCGGCATCGGTCGAGGCGCTCTTCTACAACGGCGGGAACATCGCGGCGGGCGCGAAATCGCCGACGAACGCGCATCGGCTCGCGCAGGACATTCGGGCGGCATACCCGTCCATCGACCTGCTCGGTGGCGTGGTGAACGCGTTCGACCTCGGGGCGTCACGGGTGCAGGTAGCGGCCTGGCTGGTGTGCTCGGAGAACGCGGCGGCGCTTGGGGAGCGAGCGGCGGAACTCCCAGCGGCGAGCCTCAGTGCCTTCGACATCATCGATGATGTAACACTTACGCGGCAGGCCGGGCGGGCCGGTGTGGGACAGATGATCTGGAGCTTTGAGGCGCTGGCATCCGGCGCACAGGTCTATGTCCGACTGAGCCTTGAACCCTACACACCGGACCTGACGCACGGTGCGTTCATCGCCGCGGTGGAGACCTACCTCGCGCAGGAGCCGGTGATCGGCGGGATGCGGGCACGCGGGTTCGGCCAGGTGCAGGGTGAATGGCTATGCGGGCCCGGTGAGGCAAGCTGCTTCCGAGAGGCATACGAGGCGTACCTGGCCGAGAACGTGGAACGGCTGCGGAACGGATTGGTGTTCGGGACTCTCTGCACGGAGTTGATTGTGTGTAGCTGATGCCGCCATTGCACATGACAGACTACTGGGGGCGGCTCACGGGCCGAGAGGAGCAGGTCTTACGGCTACGGCTCGCACTGTTCAACAATCATGAGATCGCACGGATGCTGAGGATCTCCCCTGTGACAGTGAGGGGGTACCTCAAAGACGGCAAAGCGCGCATCCCCACGGCACGGACGGTGGATGACTACCTGATCTTGGCGGAGCGATGTGGTGTGCCACCGATGAGGACGATCTGATGACCGCGATGGAGCGCAGTGCGCATCTCATCCATGCACGGTCGCCGCTGTTCCAGCGCCGGTTGGAGCAGGCGGATGCCTGTGTGGATGAGATGCTGCGCACGGCGCAGCATCCGTATGTGGCGTGCTCGTTTGGGAAGGACTCGACGGCGCTGCTCTGGGTGGTTGCGCAACACTGGCCGGGGGCCCGCGTGCAGTGCCTCACTGGTGGGGAGTCGCGGCTTCTGCACAGCGAGATCGACGAGCACAGCGCATGGTGGCGGCGCGAGTTCCCGCTGATGCACCTAGCCGAAGTGAAAGTGGATCACGTGTTCTCGGATGAATGGTCGGAGGCTACATTCGAGGAGCAGTACCTCAGCTTTCATGCGTCACAACTCGGCACAACCGAATGGGCAGCCTATCTCCACAGCTCTGCCGACTGGGACGGAGTGTTCCTCGGCCTGCGGTCGGACGAGTCGTTCAAGCGCGCGGTACAGAACTCCGCGCGGGCGCGGGGATGCGTGACGCCAATCCGGCGGTATTCCGAGGCGCGGACCGATGCCGCCGCTGGGATGTATGTGGCCTGTCCCCTGGCGCTCTGGACCGATGCGGACGTCGCGGCGCTAATAGTGAGCCGAGGGTTGCCACTACTCTCGACCTACAAGCGGGATGGATTCTCGGCGCGGACAAAGCTGCGCCTGGGGAAGACCGCGATGGATCTCGGACAGGTGGAGGAGCTTCGCCGGCGTGATCCGGCGGCATACAACCGGCTGCTACAGCGGTTCCCGGAGTTGGGAGGCAACAGGTGAGCTATCACCTCACTGACCATGCCATCGCACGATACCGGGAACGAGTCGAGCCATGTGCATCAATCGGCAAGGCTGCGACCGAGATACTGCGGGCGCTCGAAGTGCCAGTGCGGGTCTGCCAAGGGCGACGTGGGGCAGTGATCCATGGGCTGCGGAATAGCGTGGGCACTGAGTTTGCGGCGGTGGTGATGCCGGTCGGCTCTGAGCGTTCGCTGCCGCAGGTGGTGATGGTCGGTGAGTGGTGGGCATTTCGCGAGCTGAAGGACGGATGGCGTGAGCGACGCACCCGGGCGCGACAGGCAGGAAAAGGAGTGCATTGGACGATGATCGAGCAGGTCGAACTGCAGCTATATGAGGCGCGCTATGCGGAGATCGAGACCCAGCCGCTGCGGGTGACGTGCTACCTCCGCCCGGGCGGGAACCTCTGCGGGTACGATGCGCCGTTCCTCGATAACATCCTGGCGTGGGCTGTCGTGCGCGAGGCAACGCAGGGGGCCGGGCTCGCGGGGAGCCAACAACCATACGCGCTCCCATTGCCATTGCGATGCCTCTGGCGAGACGAGGAGGGGTTGCCGCTCTGGGCGGCGACACAGCTACAGCCCACGGGGCTCGTGGAGCAGGATGTGGCGTTCTACCACAAGCGCCCGCCGGAAGGGCGGTACACCAAGACGAAGAGCGGCCGGTTCGCGCCAACCCCGCAGGAAGGGCGTTGGGCCGAACGGCGCATCCCGACCCCGTGCGTGGTGGCGCAACGGTGGACCGCGACCTGCGATGGAAACGCGGATGAGATCGCGCGGCTGCTCCGTGGCATCGGGTACGTCGGGAAACACAAGGGGGCCGGCCACGGTGAGGTCGAGCGGTGGGAGATCGAGCCCGTCGCAGAGTTCCGGCTGGTGGAGAGCGGGCGCCTGACTCGCACAATGCCACGGGCGGCAGCGGAGATCATTGGGGTGCCGGCGCCGTTCGGTGAGGCAGCGCCTGTGGGATGGACGCCGCCACAGTGGAAGCCGTCATTGTTCGCGGACGGTTGGTGGGCAGGCGCCATGACCGGGGGATGACGTGCAATGCGAACGGCTGACAGACGAGCAGGTGGTCGAGCGGGCGCAGGCCGGCGACGGCGACGCGGCGGAGTGGCTGCTGCGGAAGTACCGGGGCATCGTGGTCTACAAGTCGCAGTCGATCTTCATGCGCGGTACGGAGCGGGATGACATGATCCAAGAAGGCATGATCGGGCTGTTCAAGGGCATCCGGGACTTCCGTCCCGACCGTGACTGCTCGTTCCGAATGTTCGCCGACCTCTGCATCACGCGGCAGATGATCACGGCGGTGAAAGGAATCGGGCCGGACCAGCTCCTGCTGGTGTTCGCGAAGCCGCTGATGATGCGGGACCCGGAAAACGCAGGGCGGTCGGGGCGGCGCCATCGGACGGGTGGAGGGGGCCTGGGGCGAGAGATTGACCCGCCGGGGGAACGGACGACGGAGGAGATCGCCGTCGGGCGGATGGAGGCGCGGGAGAAGCTCCGGCTGCTCCAGGAGGTCTGCACCCCCTATGAGTGGCAGGTGGCGAAGCTGTTCGGTGAGGGGAAGAGCTACCAGGAGATCGACGCGACGATCGGGAGTGTTGGGCCTCATGGGCGGGACGGGGTGAAGGGGACGGACAATGCGCTGGTGCGGGTGAGGCGGAAGATTGCGAAAATGGGGGAGGAGGTGATGGTCGGTGAAGTGGATGCGGGACATAGTCGAGATCCGGGAATGGGTCACCGTTTGGGTGGTCCGCAAGCCACGGAAGAAGAGAGGCAAGAAGCGCAAGTGAACGCCGACGCCTGACAGGAATGCCATGGAAACGGCAATGGAGCGGAAATCCGATGGATGGAAGCCCTGCAACGCGCGGACCCGGTCGGGCGGGCGATGTAAGCTCGCCCCGACACCGGGGAATGCGCGTTGCCGCTTCCATGGCGGCCGAGCGGGCCGCCCGATCGTGCATGGGGCGTACTCGAAGCTGCTGCGGAAGCGGCCGGGGTTCGGGGAGTACCTCGACGCGGTGGCCGGCCTGCAGGCGGAGCATGGGTTGTCGATGGGGCCCGAGATCGAGACGCTACGGGCGCGGTTGCTTGAGGTGCAGGCGTCGGGCAACGACCCGCAGGCGGAGGCGACGCTCGCAGGAGTGATCGATAAGCTCAGGCGGAGTGAACAGGTGCTGGCGGGGCTCGTATCGCGAGAGGACGCGCTGGAGGCGATGCGAGCGGTGATGGGGTGCATACATGGTCACGTGGATGGCGCCACTTGGGACGCGATCTGCATCGATCTCGCTCGAAGAGGTCTTGGGCGAGTGCGTGCCATTGGAGCCGCCGACGACTGAGCGGCTCGGGCTCGCCGAGTGGGCTGAGGCGCACCGGGTGCTCGATGGACGGGTGTTCTCGTTCCGCGGGCATGAGTACCTGCGCGAGCTGTATGACGATGCCCAGGACGCGCGGCATGTCGTGCTGATGAAGGGCAGTCAGATGGGGGGCACGGAGTACGCCCTCTCGCGGGTGCTCTGGATGCTCGACACCGAGGCGCAGGCCGGCCGGCGCCGGCGGGCGATCTACTACTTCCCGTATAGCTCGGACGTGATGGACTTCAGCCGCGACCGGTTCACGGCGGCGGTGAACGATTCGCCATACCTGGGCAGCATCGTGGGGCCGGAGCTGGGCGCGATAAATCGCGCCCCTACGGGGGATAGGCCAGGGGCGATCCGGGAGAGCTCGGTGCAGGCGTTGAGGAGTGTGAGGGGATCCCGGCTGTACTTCCGGGGGATGCTCTCGAGGGGCTCGCGGATCGGCGAGACGGGGGCGATGAAGGTCAAGAGCATCCCGGGCGATATGCTGGTGTTCGACGAACTGGACGAGGCGCCGCAGGCAGCGCGCGAGCAGGCGATCGAGCGGGTCGGGCACTCGGACCTGCGATGGGTGATCGAGCTGTCGACGCCGACGTACCCGGGTAGCGGTATCGACATCCCATGGCAACAGTCGGACCAGCGGCACTGGCACCTCGACTGCCTATGTTCGGACGGATGCTGCGTCGATGACGCGTTCCCGGCGTGTGTGGACGATACCGGGGAGCTTCGTTGCCCTGCGTGCAGTGAGGTGCTGGATCGCGCCGAGGGACATTGGGTCGCACACGCGGAGAGCGAGATCCGAGGGTATCGGATCAGCCAGCTCTACAGCTCGACCCATGGGCTGCGCGGGATCGTGGAACGGTACCAGGCGCCCGGCGATCATCAACAGGTGATGAACCATGCGCTCGCACGGCCGCATCGGGATGGGACGCGGACGCCGTTCCCGCGGGAGTTGGTCGAGGGATGCTGCCGACCGCGGGAGATGGAGACCTCGGGGACGCGGACCTACTGTGGGATCGACGTGGGGAGCGATCTGTTCTACGTGGTGATCGCGAGCCGCGGGGCGGACGGCTCGATGCAGGTGATCTGGGTCGGCGAAGTGAGCACGGCGACGGACGAGCATGGGGCGCCGGCCGAGCTGTATGAGGTGCTGAGCCGTTACGATGTGGCTGTCGGAGTCGTTGACGCGCAACCGGAGACCCATACGGTGCAGCGGATCATCCGGGACCATCCGAGCCGGATGGTGCGGTGCCGGTATGAACAGCAGCATGTCCGATCGGAGTGGCAGCACTCCAAGCGGACGGTGTGCACCGACCGGACGACCTCGCTCGATGACCTGCGGACGCGGTATGTGGCCGGCGGGATCGAACTGCCATCGCCGCAGATCCCGGCGATGCAGACGCTCATCGCGCACCATGCGGCGTTCGCGATCGAGTACGTCGAGAGCGGGCAGACACGGGTGCAGCGGAAGGTGTACCGAGACACAGGGGCGGATCACTTCGCCCATGCGGTCAACTACTGCCACATCGCGTTTCAGCGGCCGACGCCGGGGGTGGCGTGATGGTGCGACGAACGAGACTGATGGTCCCGTCCCCCCCCCCCTCGGTCCCCCCCGCGAACGGGGGGGAGGGCGGATTGCATCGGACGTACTGCCCGGCGTGTGGGCGGCGGGGATGCGATGTCGCGGGCGATGTGGCACGAGTCGTGGAGCCATGCCGGAGATGTGGGAAACTGGTCGAGGTGGTTGTACGCGGTGAGCGGCTAGAGGTAAACTTGACCTGTCAGACGAATACCTCTGGCGACGAACACAACTAGGACCCAGCGCCCCATTCGGACCTATGCGTCCACCAGCGGGCCTGACCTCCGGTGACGGAGGCGGGTCCGTTTTCGCTGTGTGGGGTTGGCATGGGCCTGCTGGGTCGGACAGCCTACGCGCTCTTTCCCAACGTGACGGAGCGTTTCCGCAGCGGTAGCGCGGCACGAGTCCGCGCCCTACAAGCGGGCGGGGTGCCCGGCATGACCAGCAGGCCCGGCACTCCATCGATGCCGCAGAGTGCGAAGTACAACGACTTCGCCCGGGCGATGGAGCAGGCGATCTGGCTCTCGATGTCGGTATCGGTGCTCGCGCAAAAGGCGGCGGACCTGCCACTGAAGGTCTACCGCCCCGGGCGCGGGGGCGAGCGGGAGGACCTCGGACCTGACCATCCGCTGCTCCAGCTCCTCTGCACACCGAACCCCGTTCATCCCGGCATGCTGTTCGACGAGATGATCTACAGCTACATCCTGCTGGGCGGGGCGGCCCCGATCTACGTCGCGGCGTCGCGCGGGGGTGGCCCTGGGGAGCTGTGGCCATTGCGGCCCGACCAGGTGTGGGTCTACCCGAGCGCGACCCAGTGGATCGACCACTACGAGCATCGGGTGGGGACGACGATCACGCGGTATGCGCCCGAGGAGATCATCCTCCTGCGGACCGCGCATCCGCAGCAGGAGTACTTCGGGCTGGCGCCGGTGCAGCCGCTGGAGGGCGTCGTCGCGCTCGACCTCATGGCGCGGACATGGAACATGGCCACCTTCCAGAACCACGCCGGCTCCGCAGGGGTGTGGAGCACCGACGACCCGATGATGACTGCCGATCAGGCGCGGGAGATCGAGGCGCACATCGACGAGAAGTTCAAAGGGCCGGCCAACGCAGGGCGGTCCCTCGTGGCGTGGGGTGGGATGCGGTTCACGCAGGCCGGGACGACCGCGCGGGACATGGAGTACTCGGCGCTGCTCGACCGGGTGCGGGATACCCAGACCAGCGGCTTGCATGTGCCGCCGATCATGGCCGGGCGCACCGAGAACGCCAGCTATGACAACGCGACGACGCAGATCAAGCTCTTCTATGCGAACGGCGTGAAGCGGCTCACCAACACCAGCGACGCCGGGTACAACCACGCGCTGGCACCGAAGCCTCTGGGTTGGCCGCGATCCATTCTGAGCAAGCCATACCAGGGGCTGATCGTGGAGACCGACTTCAGCGGCGTGCCCGAGCTGCAGGAGGACCAGGAGAAGTTGGAGCGGATCCGCGACCTGAAGCTACGGAACTGGACGAGCACGATCAACGAGATCCGGGCGGAGCGTGGCGAGGGTCCTGTTTCGTGGGGCGACGAGGCATGGGGCTCGATGTCGAATGTGCCGCTGGGGACGAGTTGGTCGCTGGGGGGCGGTGGAGGCGCGGCATTGGCTGCGAGGAGCAGGGGCGGGCCGGACATCGCCCGCTTCGCGGGCTCGTGCGGCCCCTCCGGTTGCCACCGCAAGGTGAGGTTGCGGTTCCTGCCGGAGCGGCGGATCGAGCTGTGGTTCAAATTCGCCGGGGGGCTGGAGCGGCAGCAGCGGCTGATCGGCGGGGTGTTCGCGCGGCTGTATGCGAAGCTCGCGGCGGACGTCGACGTCGAGGGGGACGTGCCGTTCGCGCTCGACGCGTGGCGGAAGCGGTTCGCCGCCGACGGACTGCCGGTGATCCGGGATGTGCTGCAGGCGGGTGCGCAGGAGGGGCTCAATCAGGCGAACGAGCTGACGGGGCAAGAGGCGGCGGCCTCGGTAGGTGGGCCGGGTGGGACCCCTACCCCACGCGGCCCCTCCAGGGGGATCGCGAAGGCGTTCGACATCGCGCCGACGATGATGGTCGAATTCCTGCGGCAGCGGGAGAACAAGCTGCGCGGGTTGGCGGACACATCGTATGACGACCTGAAGGCGTCACTGGTGCAGGGGCGCGAGGCGGGCGAGAGTGTCGAGTCGCTCCGCGGGCGAGTGGAGAAGGTGCTCGGGCAGAGCGTGGTCGATCAGGACCTGGATGCGCTCGTGGGGTGGCGTGCGGAACGGGTCGCGCGGACGGAGACAATCGGGGCCAACAACCAGGGCGCGCTGTTCGGATACGAGATGAGCGGCGCGGTGGATGGTAAGGAGTGGCTCGCGACACAGGACCCGCCCAGATCGCGCGAGGAGCATGATGCGATCGATGGCATGGTAGTCGGGCTGGACGAGGCGTTCGATGTGGGGGGCGAGTCGCTCGAGTTCCCGGGCGACCCGAATGGCAGCCCGGAGAACATCATCAACTGCCGGTGCTCAATCGCGCCGGTCGTGATGTGAGGTGCTGAGATGGCGACGCTCGGGGTACAGGATCAGGTCTATCTGCAGGATGCCACGACGCGGGAGAAGGTGGTCTCGCAGACCTACAACACCTCGTGGACGGTGACGGGGTGGCACTATGCCACGTTCACGATCGCCGCGAACCAGACCGATTCCCAGGTCAACTTCGGGAACCTGGCGGCGGCGCGGCATGTGTGGATCCAGACCGACCAAGACTGCACGGTGAACATCGGGGGGACTGGTGGGACGGACATCCCATGCGCGAAGAAGCTCGAGCTGCATAGCGCGGCGGACATCACGCTGATCTATATCACGACGGGCGCGAGCATCACCACGGTGACGGTGGTGCTGGCGAAGTAGGGGATGCCCCCTCCCCGGCCCTCCCCGCGAACGGGGAGGGGGAAAGGCGAGGACGATGCGGACGAACAGGATCGCGTGGAGGCCGGTGGCGGCGGCGACGCCAAGCCGGTGTCCGCATTGCGGGGGGCAGAGGATCGAGAGGGTCAACGACATGCAGGCGCGCTGCGTGGAGTGTGGGCGCTCGATACCGATCGCGGCGAAGAGCGCGCTTCACCCGAAAGGGGTGGGCTAGATGGCGAGTCCGATGGCTGTGCAGGACGTTCGGAGAGCAGGTCCCAATGCCGGCAGGATGCCGGCGCTCCCAGGGGGAGAGCGGATCGCGCAGAAGCAGGTGCTGCTCTCGGGGGGCACCGAGCGGGTTGTGAGCGAGGAGGAGTTGGCGCTCATCAACCGGTTCGCGCTCGACCCGCTCACTGCGGATGAGGTGTTCGTGCAGGAGATGGATCTGGCGACGAGCTGGTATGACATCGACTACCAGCGGTTCTCGCCGTCCGTGCTGGGGGACTTCCAGCGGACGCTGCCCGGAAAGAGCTTGCTGCTCGGGCATCAGTACGACTCGGTCGCGGAGGGGCTCTGGTACACGGCGAACATCGTCGAGGTGCCCCAGCCGCCACGGCAGTCGGCACCCTCCCCTGCCCCGCACCAGATGCTGCGCGCGTCGTGGTACACGGTGAAGACCTCCGAGAACGAGCACCTGCGGCAGTTGCTGCGGGCGGGCGTCATCCGCTACTGCAGCATCACGGTCGCGGCGCGTGATGGGGGCGACTTGACGTGCGACATCTGCGGAAAGTCGCTGTTCGGTTGGGACTGCCCGCACATCCTCGGGACCGACTACGAGGGACGGATCGCGACCGCGACCTGGCAGAGCCCGTGCGAGGCGTGGGAGGGATCGCTCGTCTACCTCGGGGCGCAGTTCGGCTCGGAGTCACGGAAGGTCGCGGCGCGCCAGGCGGCGGTAGCGGCGGCGATGCTGGGCGGCGCGAAGGGCGGGATCGAGTGCTCGCCCGAGGAGCGGGCCCGGTTCATCCAGGCGGTCGAACGGCTATATGAGTTGGTCGATCAGAAGCTCCCCGATGGACTCCGCGAGGGCCAGGCGTTTCACGAGATCGCCTGGGAGAATGGGGAGCCGGACGTTCTGCAGGAGATGATCTGGGAGCGCGTACTCGCGCGCTATCCCCAGCAGCTCAGCAAAGAGGCATTTACCGCGCAGAGGTGGTTCACGCGGGAGGGGCGAGTTCTGTCGCCCGCCAACCGCGCGCTCATCTCTTCGGCAGTCTCGACGATGTCTGAGGGGCAGGCGACGCTCCAGGATCTGCTGGACGCGACTGACCCGGACCGCGAGGCGGTCATCGCCATGGAGGACCAGCTCCGGGCGGCGCTTGGGTTGCCAGCGGACAGGGATCCGCTGGAGGCGCTGCGCTTAGCCGCAGCCATGACTACGGCGGCATAGGGAGAACGACGATGCTCACGGAGCTGGAGAAGGAACTCCAGAAGATCCTGGGCTGCGACCTGACGGGCGATGATCTGTTGGGCGCGGCCAAGGCGTTCTACGCGAACGCCAACGAGGCGGCGAAGGCGGCATCGGACGAGAAGCGCGATGCTGACCTGGCCGCGATCCGGGCGATGGGCGAGAAGCTCGACAAGCACGTCAACGAGGTGCCGCCCGAGGGGCGGAAGCTGCCGCCGAGCGATGGGCAGCCGAAGAGCATGGGCGACGTGGCGGGGGCGGTAGCTGACCCTCTGCGCCACATGAGCGGTTCGAGCGTGGCCCGAGTCGTGCGGACGATCATGGAGAACCGCACCGACGAGATGAAAGCGTTGGAGAAGGGCGCGATCGCCTCGATGATGGAGGCGGCCTGGAAGGGGATTCCGGTCCAGGCCACCCACGCGTTCGAGGATCAGTTCGCGAAGTACGCCCCGACCAGCGTGCTCGCGAAGGTGCTCAGCCAGGTCGGCACGGCGGCCGGCGCCGAGTGGCTGCCGACGCTGATGATGAGCCGGGTGATCGACCTCTACCGGATCAGCGAGTCGATCCTGTCGGAGCACGAGATCATCCCCGGGCTCGGCTACACGAACGAGATCCCGATGTGGCTGTCGGGCATCACGCTGTACTACAACCCGCCGTCCTCGGACGATGCGAAGACGACCGGGCGGAAGAGCACGCCAGGCACCGGGAAGCTCTCCTACACGCCCAAAGAGTTTTTCGTTTTGGTGGCGATCGAGGAGCACTTCGAGGAAGATGCCCTGGCGGCGGCACTCACGTTCTTCGACCAGCAGCTCATTCGGGACGCGGTGGACAACCTCGACAACTTCATCGTGAACGGGTCGTCCGCGGCAACGCACCTCGACTCCGACATCACGGACCCGAACGATGGGCGCAAGGCGTGGGACGGGTATCGGAAGTTCGCCTCCGATGCCAGCACGACGCTCGACCTGAGCACGTTCAGCGACGCGAACTTCGAGGCGCTGCTCGTGAAGCTCGGGCGGTACGGCATCCGGACCAGCCAGTTGCGGGCGATCATCGAGCCGACGGTGGTCTACCCGAAGATCCGGGCGCTGTGCATGACGAGCGCGATCACGAACCAGCTTGCCGGGTTCCAGAACGGCGAGATCACCTCGTGGCACAACGTGAAGCTCATCAAGAGCGACCACGTCCGCACGGGGCTGAACGCGAGCGGCGTCGTGGATGGGATCACGCCGACCTACACCTGTCTGCCGGTGGTCAATGTGACACAGGCGGTCTACGTCCAGAAGAACGACTTCGAAATCAAGCGGGTCGAGGAGTTCGAGACGGGCCGGCCGTTCGTGCGCATCCGGGTTCGCGGCGCGTTCGTGCCGATCGACCACCCGACCACGCGGAAGACCATCGCGGCGAACGGGATCAAGATCAGCTAAGCCGAGGCGGGGCACAAGTCCCCGCCCTAGAGAGGGTGAGGGGCCCGCGCGTGGGGACCCTCACCCCGGCCCTCTCCCCGGGGGGAGAGGGGGAGGAGCAGGAGGCACACGATGCTCGACACATACGATGAGCTGGTGCGGACGATCCCGCTGGGCGACTGGGCGGCCGACGAGGACGCCAAACCGCGGGCACTGTTGTTCGTGCCGGCGGGGCGGGTGTTCACGGTCGAGTCGGTGCTGATGTCCACCGAGGCGGCGGTCGTGGACCAGGACACCGACTACAACACGTTCTACGTTCAGAACAACGTCGCGACCTACTTGGCTGCGGCGGTGATCTGTTCGTTGGCGAACGGGCCGGCTGCCGGCGGTGTGACGATCGCCATTGCGCCGACCGCGATGAGCACGCCGGCTGCGACAAAGAAGGTCGTCAACGGCGGAGCGGCTGGAGCGACGATCTACTTCGTCAGCGTGCTGACCGGGGCGGGATTGGCGGTGCCGTCGCTGGTCGTGCACCTGGTGGGCCAGTGGGCGTAGGTCCGAGGGCGCAGCAAGCAGCGCCCCTACGATGAAGGGACAGTGGATCATGCTCGATACCTACGATGGGCTACAGCGGACGATCAACGTCGGGGACTATGGCGCGGATGAGAACAGCAAGCCGCGGTGCATCCTGTTCGTCCCCGCGGGGCGCGTGTTCACGGTGGAGGCGGTGCACCTGTCGGCTGATGCCGCTGCCGCCGCCGTCGACACCAACTACAACACGTTCTACATCCTGAACAACAGTGCGACCTATGCGGCCGCCGCGGTGATCAGTTCGCTGGCGAACGGCCCGGCTGCGACGGGGACGGCGATCGCGACGGCGCCGACTGCGATGAGCACACCGGGTGCCACGACGAAAATCGTGAACGGCGGGGCGGCCGGTGCCGCGATCTACCTCCTGAGCGTCAAGACGGGGAACGGCGCGGCCGTGGCCTCACTGACCGTGCACCTGCGCGGGAAGTGGAGCTAGGTCCGATGGCCGAGTCGATCCGAGTCAGGTTCACGCAGCGGACGCCGTTCAGCGCGGGGCGGGTGTTCGAGGGGGGCGCGGAGGCTGTGCTGACGGTTGGGGAGATCGCGACGCTGCGGATGGCGTACGGCGATGAGGTGGTGGCGGAGATCCAGGAGGCCCCCCCCTTGGTCCCCCCCGTGAACGGGGGGGATGACGGGGCGGCCGGCATCCCGGAGCCGCCGGATCGGGGTCGAGGGCGGAAGACGAAAGCTGCAGACTGAAGTCTGCGCTCCCAGTGGAGAGGATCATGGCCAGGCTGTACACGACAGAGCCGATTGTGTCGGTCGCGCTGGGTGAGCTGAGCGAGGCGGAGCGCGCCGGGGTGAACGGGATCATCGAGAGCTGCTCCGAGGCGATCGAGAAGCACTGCGGCCGGTGGTTCATCGCGGAGGCCGGGGTGCGGGTGTTCGATGGCTCGGGGACGCAGAACCTGTGGATCGATGACCTGCTCGAGCTGGGCGGCGTGACGATCGACGGGCTGGCGGAGTCGACCATCCTCCGATACCCGCTGAACGAGCTACCTACGACTCGACTGCTGCGGCAGTATGGCGAGCGGTGGCCAACGGGCTTCCGGATGATTGAGGTCACAGGGCGCTGGGGCTACAGCGAGACGGCGCCGGCGCGGGTCCGCGAGGCGTGCACGATGCTGGTGTGCGCTTCGCTGCGGCCGGGCGGGCGGAAGCCCGCCGAGGAGACGCTCGGAGTGAAGTCGATCTCAGTCGATGGGTTCTCGGCGACGTTCGAGACGGTGACACTCTCGGACGTCAACACGTGGCCACCCGATGTGACGCGGCAGCTCGCGGCCTATCGGCGAATGGCGGTGCACGCGATATGAGGCTGCTGAGTGGGATCCTCTCGACGATGGTTACGCATGAGGTGACGGTGAAGCGGCCGGCCGGGGCGGATGCCGATGGCCGGCCGGCGTTCACGAGCATCGCGACCGAGGTGCAGGTGCGGCTGTCGTCGGCGACGGCCCATCAGATCCAGGAGCCGACGCCGCGGTTCGAGTATCCGGTGACGCACTCATTCCGGTGCGCGCTCGAGTTGGGGATTGCGGCGGGCGATCTGCTGGTGATCACCCGGTCGCGCGCAGGGAACGAGTGGACCGCGGTCACGGGGGGCGCGGAGTACCGGGTGCTCTCCGCCGAGGAGCCGGCGGGGCTCGATGGGCCGGACCATGTGCACGGGCTGCTGAGCACGCTGGGACTGGGGTGAGCGGGATGATCACCGCACGGATCCAGGGAGCGAGCGCGGTCGTGAGTAGGTTACGCGCCATGGGGGCCCATGTGCCGGAGGCGCGGGACAAGGGGCTGGCGCGGGCGGGCTACATTCTGGAGGCCGCAGCGAAGCGGCAGGTCTCAGGCAGGGCGCTGAACGTCGATCGCGGTGGGTTCCGCAGCTCGATCTACACCGAGTTGAACCCGGGCGTGGTGCGTGTTGGGCCGACGGTGGTGTATGCGCAGATCCATGAGTTCGGCGGCACATACACGCATCCCAACCTGTTCGGAAAGGGCATCGTCGCACAGATCACGATGCCGGCTAGAGCGCCGATGGGGAAGGCGCTCGATGAGTGCCGTGACAAGATCCGGGGAGCCATGAGCAGCGCGATCATGGACATCAGGGGCGTGGGCTGATGAGCCTGGAGTTCGAGCTATTCGAGGGGCTATATGACCTGTTCGTCCCGGTGGTGGCGAAGACCGGGAGCGCGACAGGCACGGCCGACTCGGGCTCAACCCTGACGATGGTGGACTCCGACCTGACGGGCGCCGATGACGCGTGGCAGTTCGCGGTGCTGCTGTTCACGAGCGGGGACAATGCCGGGAAGAGCCGGGTGATCTCGAACTCAGTGGCGAGCACCGATCTGCTGAAGTGGCGGCGCGAGCTGCCGCACGCAGTGGAGGCCGCGGACGGGTACACGCTGTCGTTCGGGCGGATGTCCGGAGCGGTGCTCTATCTCGGGGCGCCGGAGGCATATGGGAACGACGACTTCCTGGCGGTCGGGACGACGCTGGAGGGCAGCGCGGTACACGGGGCATCGGGCTCGACCCATCCCCGGTTCCGGGACGAGCCCACGGTGGGGATGCTCTGCGGGATCCCGCTCGAGCATGGGATCGCGAACCTCCGGGATGCGGCGGACTTCCTGTCGCAGATCAAGACGGTGCTGCAGGTGAACCAGATGGTGTCGCCGGGCGCGGTGCTGGGCGCGATGAAGCGGTACACGATGGACCTCGCGAGCCTGCGCGGGCAGGGGACGGCGCTCTGGCGAGTGTCGGAGATCGAGGTCGCGGTGGGAGCGTGGACGTAGGGCCACCGTGGGGCGCAGGGCAATGGGCGCAGCAAGCGGCGCCCCTACGGGGGCGGCGAGAGAGAGGCGGGCGAGATGCCTGAGTCGATGATGCTGAAGCGAGAGAGGGAGCTGCGGGAGCAGGCTGCCGCGGCGGTGGCGCCGGACCCGACGAAGCCGATGCGAGGTGGGGCGCGGGACGGGCGAGCGGATGCGATGCTGGCCACGGTGAAGGGGCAGTTCGCGGCGGCGCGTGGGATGGCCACAGCAGCCGGCAGGGATGCCGGCGCTCCCAGGGAGGGCGCCATGAATGTCGCCCCTACGGAGATCGACGACGGGGGAGGTGAGGTCTGATGGCGGCGCCATACCATGGTTTCGATCAGCTCTGGAACTGGAAGGTCGGCGAGGGCAGCTACACGGCGCCGGGACTGATCCAGGGCGGCGGGCGGAACGCATCCGGCGGGGTGAAGTATGAGCGCGGGGTTGCGGGCGGCGGGACGGGTGTGCCGAAGGGCAAGGAACGCGGGAGCAAGTGCGAGGTGATCGTCAACGCGGACACGATCGCGCTGCTGGCATACGCGGTTCGGGCGACCTGGCCGCTGGCATTGGTACCGATCAACGTGCAGGTCGGGAACATCGCGGCGTCACGAGTGGCCGAGGACTCGCTCATCAGCACGGTCGAGCTGAGCTGGGAGCCGAACGACGTTTGGCGGGCGAAGTTCGAGACGATGGTCGCGCATGAGGCGGCCGCAGCAGGGAGCGCCACACAGGCGGCGATGTCCGCCGCCGCGACGTTCCCCAGCGGCATGACCTCGTTCCTCATCGGCGGCGTCGACCTCGTGGTGCAGAAGTTGACGCTGAAGATCGGGACGGGGGCGCACTACTACGACGGCGGCTCCGCGAAGGACACCGGCGAGGAGAGCGACCCGCTCGGTGTGGTCGGCGGGTGGGAGACCTATGAGCTATCGGTGACTGGCCAGTTCGATCCTGGGGCCGACTGGGATGTCGGGTACCAGGGGCAGGATGTGGCAGTCGCCTGGGAGTCGATCGACACAGGGGCCGTGCCGAAGACGTGGGACTTCGGGATCGCCGGGCTGGCATTCGATCCCCTCGACTACGAGGAGGCGATCAAGAAAGGCGACGAGCCGGTGGAGATCGACTGCAAACTGACGGGTGAGCGGTCGGTCGGGACGGTCGCGGCGTGGACGTACGTGTAGGTGGGGAGAGGTGAGGCCGGGTCGTCTGAGGAGCGACGACGCGGCCCCTCCATGGGTTCGGGGGAGAGGGAGAAAGGCACGAGATGCCACTCATCTACAAGCACAGTGTGCTGGATGCTGAGGTGACGAGGCTGGATGTGGAGACCACCCTCGCCGATGGGCAGAGTATTCAGTGGGGGTTGGCGATCCCGTTCGGGCTGGCAGCAGAGATCCAGGACATGATCGGGACCGCGACGGTGAACCAGGCGGCTGGGGAGATCCGGGTCCAGGCGAAGCTCGGGAGCATCCTGAAGAAGCTACTGGCCGCGGGCGGGCATACCTGGGACGTGGTGACCGAGGCCGGGGATCCGATGCCCTACAGCCAGGAGCGGGCGATGCGGATCATCGAGCATCACCCGCACATCGGGTTCGAGATCACGCAAGCAGTGCTGGAGCACGTGCTGTCAAAAAAGCAGATCCCGAGCGGCTCGCCTTCGCCCGGCGAGTCGTTCGGGGAGAGCATCGAGGGCCCGTTCCCATCAGCGTCCGACTCTACTCCCTGATGCGGGCTCTGCCGGGGTACACGGCGAGTGAGCTGCTCGCGGAGCCGTTCGAGTGGGTGGTGGAGTGGGAGCTGCTGATCGAGGCCGAGGCGGAGGCGATGGAGGAGCGGCTGCGGCGGGAGTAGGGGCAGAGGCATGGACACGGCGCGGCACAAGTCCGCGCCCTACACGGGACCGGGCTGGAGGTGGTGGTGGTGGCGGGCGACATGACGGTGAAGATCGAGATCACGGCCGACGACCAGGCCACCTCGACGATTGAGGGGGCGGCGGCGAAGGCGAGCGGGGCGTTCGATCAGCTCACCGATAAGGCCAGCAAGTTCAGCCAGAGTTGTCGGCAGATCGGGAAGACGATGGCCATTGCGGGGGGGGCGATGGTCGGGTCGATCACGGGCGCTACCGCCGTCGC